CGAGCATGCGCTAAGGCAATGGGCGATGCGCGCAATGTCTACCGGAGTTGTTGGCATGCGCACTAGAAAAGCCGAATTCCCTTTGTGGTCGCGATCCCCGTCCAGCTTGGTGAACGTCCAAAGCTCAACAGGTCGACCTTGTCTGATCAAAAGCATGACAAGCGCGAGTGCCGCGATGCCGCGCTTGAGGAGCGTTTCCGCACTCACCCCACAACTTGAGGTCGTGCAAACAAAGACGCGCACAGGTGCCTTTTCGTTAGCGCGAATCACGCGAGCGCGCATGCACTCGGGATCCCCGCTAAGGAAAGCGGCGACATCAGGGAACGCACCTGAGACGGCGTTCTCCCATTGCGGCGAGTCAAGCTCAAGGTCAGCCTCGATACTGTCTAAAAGCGCCTCGGCCTGAGGCACTAGGCTCAGATTGCCTTTGGTAGCGCCTTCAAGGCATGCCTCGTACGGCTGACCAGTCCAGCTAGGATCGTGCATCAGGCGACCACTATTAACCTGCAAAGCGTCAGCCAAAAAAGCGTCCGGCGTTTGCCAGATGTATCGGTAATCGTCGCGTTGGTAATTCATGGCGTTGAATGTCTAAAGGTTAGGCGCTGACGCGATCCCATACGGCCTTGTCTAGGCCTTTACGCAAGCGCGCTTCAATGGCTTCCTCCCAAGTGAAGCCAGCGTGCAAGAGCGCGCATCCGCCGATTGACGCACGAGGGGAAACAACATGTTTCACGCTACCCTCTGAGGCAATCTTGCGCCGTACCTTTTGCACTAGATCGATCCACTTAGCGCCTAGCGTTTGGTCCTCAATCTTGCCTAGCGCCAGCGTGCGTTCTAGCGTTTCGTCCACGTCCCAACGTACCATTGCGAAACGATCAACAAAAGCAGCATCAGGCTTATATCTGCCATTATATTCAACGGTTGCGCCTTGGCCTATCGTGTTCGCGCCTGCAATGCACACAAAGTCTGGATGTTTCCGTGCAGCGCCATCTGGAAAGTCTACGATGCCATTGGCAAGCGCAGCATTGAAGGCGAGTAGCGCCTGAGGCAAGCTTGCGTCCACTTCATCGAATAAATACACGCCTCCCTCCATCCAAGCTTTACGGAAAGGCCGCGAGACAATCCGCCCTTGAGCATCAGTAAAGCCGAGCAGCTTGTGCTCCGAGTCGAGTGCACCGTTGAAGTGAAACGTGCGTCCTAGAACAGCAGCAACCTGCTCAGCGGCTGTGGTTTTTCCAGTTCCGGCTGGTCCGAATAACCATACGTTCTCCCCACTTGAAACAGCCTTCAGAAGCTTGGGGAAGTCCTTATGCGCCAGCGCCTGAGCATGCTCGCCTGAGTGGCGTTCTCTGTACTCGATGCGCAATGGCTGAGGCTGAGAGTGTTCGCGCACTAGTTCAATCACGCGCTTCTCATCTAGCTTGGCATCCCCCTTGGCCTTGTTAAGGATGGCAAGGATAGCTTGAGCATCGTCAAGAGTGACGCCTGAGTTGATGCCCCCCCTTGCGCCCGCTTGGCCTTGAGCCTCAGCGCGGAGCGCTTCTTTTGCGCCACTTCCTTGGCTAAGCTCAACAAAGCCGTTGAGAGTGCTGTTGGTTGTATCCAACCAGCATGCATTTAACTCAGGCATCGTCATTGAGACTGCATAAGCGCTTTTGACGCCACAGGTGGTAACCCAAGCGCGAAGTGCAACCCGCGCTTCTGAGCCTGAGTGCGCGCGTGTTCTATCTGTTCCGAGTGTGTAAGTGTCTGACATATCGTGTTTTTCTAGGTTAGGCTATCGAGCGAATCCCGAAAGCTGAGGCTGTAACGTAGCATTAATCAACGAACATTCAATATCCTTTTTGATAGAAAACGAACAATTAAGAACAAAAGAAAAAGGCTGATAAGCGAACGCAAAAGCGCCTTCCGATGGCCTGTCTAGTCGTCAGCGTTAGCCTACCAGACAACGTCAGACAAAGACCAAGAATGACCGTATACGAACACGCCTTCCAACACGCTCAACATCAACGTGTTGCGAGGCCTCTTTTTTGCGTGCGAAGGCATATTGCAAGGGAAGGCAAGCGTACAGGCTGACGCGCTGGCTGACGCGCTAGGCTAGGCTGGCAAAGTTAGGCGAGGCTAAGATTGTCAGGCTGAGCGAAGGAAGGAAGGTGAGGCTAAGAGAGTGAGGGAAGGCGAAAGGCGAGAGAGCGAAGGGTAGGGAAGGCAATGCATCCCGATAGGCGCTCCCCACTTCCCGCAAGCGCGCCGTGTCTGCGCCGTGTCTAATCCGCTCCGCCATGCCAGCGCGCGCATCATGCTGGTCCGCCATCAACGTGAGACATTCGATGTCCGATGGTTGTCTAGACGATCAGACAACGAGTGTCCGATGGTGCACGGGGGGGCGGGGGTTCGGATATTTTTTTTGGCGGCGACGACGACGCATTACCCCATCTGGAAAATTTTTGCCCTATTACGCCAATCTTATCCTTGTGCCATCGTTCGTGTTGTGCCATGATGTGCCTTGTTGGCTGGCTGTGCATGCGGTAAGAGGCAGTGCATGAGTTGGCCGGGATAAGCCTGCTACATTTGACCGTGTGGCAGGCTTTTTACTTGCGCGGATGATGGCCTATGTTAGCGTCGTTTTGGGTGTAGTAGAAAACGGCGTGGGCGTTATTGCCCCTTGGGTTGTCTGGATAGCTTGTGCAGTGGTGCGCAGGTGAATCTTGGCAAGATCAAGCCAGTTTCTCTGTGAGAGATTGGGCGCTGGTTCCACCGTAGGAATATACTTCGTGTACGAACTAATTTATGAAACAGTCCAAGGTGAAGTTTACTGTGATGGAAAAGGTGGTGAAGGAACGGGATGGCGAGGCGTACAGTTTGGCGAACTATAAGGAGAACGAGGATTATGTCAGGCGCGCGATTCGGTACGGAACAAGGGTGATTTTTCGAGACACGATACTGGAAGCAGTCAGCCAGCCAGTGATAGACCAAGTTGGTGAGCCTACCGATATGGTCGCTACACAGAAGCAGATCGCTACACTGAGGAAGTGTAAGGTGACAAGAAAGTATCCGAATCCTAGAGTTGTGGAGACGGACGGGGGACGAGTGTTTGTTGGCGGACACGGCAGCTTGATAAAGCTGGGTCAGACTATCTTGGTAAAAGCAGGAACGATGGTGCTAGGCCGAGCGTAAAAAGCACAGCCTCGTTTTTCTTTTTTGTTTATTTACTCTTCTTTAACTACTTATTCTTCCTTATCTTTGGTATCTCAGGCCTGCTATCGTAGTCTGGCCTACCTAGCCAGAGATTAACAATCCGGCAAGGAGAGTTGTGAGTGAGCATAGTACCCCCAAGACTCAGCATTACTGCCTATCTTGGGGGAGTACTACACAAAAAAGAAATCAACGATCCGTATAAGTGTCGTCGCTCGTTTCGCAATTACAGTCGTAAGCAATGGCTACCCGTTCATGAAGCTTTTGGCATTCTCGTAGCCGTGACTGTCAGCACTCTGCAACTTTGTGACCGAAGCAGATGTTTAATCCAACTCAAGAGGCATAGTTGGAACCATTTAGTCGCCTGTGCTTCCGTGTTTCAGGTTGAGCAGAGGGTACACGCAGGCTATTGACCTGTGAGCCAAATCTAGTAATTTCTACTCAAATGTCAATAGAAACGGATACAATTTCACAAGAAAAGTTGATCGCCAAGATCTTGAAGTTTCCGATGCAGGATCATCCGATCTTTCCCTGCCCGAACGAGGAGCAGCGCAGAAGGATGATTGCCAATGTTGGCGTGGAAGAGGTCATGCGGATGTTTCTGACTAGGGAGCAGAGGATCCGCGCAGAGCAGGAAGATCCCTACAGGTACGGCTCAGAACTGGCGCATTGGCCGGATGCCGATGCTATGATGTCCAAGTTTAACGAGCTGGTTGTACTTGGGGGAAACCGGGCAGGCAAGACTGAGTGGGCCGCTAAACGGTGCGTGCAGGCTTTTGTGGGGATGGATCTGAATGGGGCGATGCCAGAGTGGATTAAAGAACGTGGGTCTAAAAGAGGGCTGAATATCTGGTGTTTTCACACCAATAATATGACCAGCATTGCGATGCAGCAAAATGTCTTTCACAAGTACTTGCCCAGAGAGCTGAAAGAGGCCAAGCGCAGTCATCAGACACAGGTGGCATGGACACAGAAGAACGGTTTTTCAGACAACACGGCTGTCTACCAGAAGAACCAGATCTGGTTTCTGAACTACCAACAGGACATCAAGGTCATTGAAGGTGGCGAGGTAGACATTGTCTGGTGCGATGAGTTGGTTCCACAGGATTGGCTAAACACGCTTCGCTACCGTTTGATTACTAGAAACGGCAAGCTGATAGTTACGTTTACTCCAGTGCAGGGATATACTCAGGTTGTTAAAGAGTTTATTACTACTTCCAGAATAACG